TCGGAAGAGTTCAGGAAGAACAATTCCAAGATGCCAAACAGAAAGCGATTGTTGAAAAGGCAGCAGAGTTGGCAGTTGGTGAATACGAGGCAGCAGTCGGTGGTACTGCGGGCGAGACAGGAGACCTTGGTGGAGATCTCGGCGGCGATGCAGGTGGCGGTGATCTTGGCGGAGACCTTGGTGGCGGCGACGATGCGGGTGCTGGCGGCGATGAAGCAGGCGGCGAAGAGGCTGCTGAGCCAGAAACAGGTGATCTACTCGCCGAACCAGGCATGAGGGATGATGGATACTTAACCCCAGGATCAAAGGGTAAGGTTTACTACCCAGTCAAGAATGCTGGTAAAGATAAGCGGTCCACTAGCGGTCCACGCTCAAGATCATATAAAATGCAGGGCAAAAAAGAAACAGGCACTCGCAGATCAAACTTCCCAGGCTCCTCTGGGCTAAGTACTTTGGGCATCGGAGTAACTGAGAGACTAAATAAAGAAGAGGCGCTTCTTAGCGAGGGTAAAAAGACGACTTTTGAAATAGGTCGGCTAATAAAACAGTTGGAGATTAAAGATGGCGACGAAGTTAAATAAAAAAAGAAATACAGGGTTTGTATTTGAGGCGTTGATTCGTGAGGCTACAAAAGCAATTTTGGCCAAAGATGAAACAAAGCGGAACACAGTAGTAACAACTATAAAAGAGTCGTTTGCCCCAGGCACTGAGCTTAGAAAAGAGCTAGATTGTTACAAAGCTTTATCTTCCAGCGACACCCTTGATAAGCCAACTGCCGAAAAGCTAATCTTTGAGGTCAGAAGAGACATCAATAGTATTAACGAAAAAAAGCTTGTTCGAGAAAAGAATACACTAGTATCGAGAATAAATAAGAATATTTCAAAAGATGTGTTCAATAACTTTGTTCCCAATTATAAGTCGCTAGCTACAATAGCTAGAATTTTTAACGATAAAACTCCAACTAAAGAAAGAGTGCTTATGGAGTCAGTTCTGCTAGAATCCTTAACCAAAGAAGCGGTTCAGGAAGAGAAAGAAGATTTAACGCACATAGATTCTCTTGTTGTTAGAAGCTTTGTAAAGAATTTTAATAATCATTATGAAGATCTGCTAGCTGAGCAAAGAAACCTGTTGCAGTTATATGTAACATCTGTCAACGATGGCCAAACATCTTTTAAGTTTTATATTAATGAAGAATTAATCAGAATAAAAGATATCGTTCAGAAATCTTTGACAATGGAAGAAGTCGCTAAAGATGATATTATGGTGGAAAACACCAACAGAGTTCTTTCGTTGATAGAGGACCTAAGACAAGCAGAGATCGACAGCACATATCTTATGAAGCTGATGAAGCTACAAAAACTAGCGAGTGAATGTGAAAATGACGATTAGTGTTAAAATAACCCAACCAGGCGCTGAAGAAGAGGTAGTTAAAGAGGAACCTGAAATCAAGGTAACGTATGACCCCAAGGCTCCCGAAGAGCCCGATGCTGTTGTATCACTAAAGATGTCTAAAAATGTTGATGGTAGTTTTATCATAAAGGATCACGATTATTTTGACATTTTTCTACTACCAGAAAAGAAAAGAATCGTTACCATACCAAAAATGGGCATGGGCGAAGGTGTATATCAACATCAAAAAAGCTACCTTGATGCCCTTATGAGAAGAGGCGCACTTATAGCTGATTCGATTGAGGGTGGTATGGTGTATGGCACTCTTCAGTCTAGGCTTGGTGACAATGACAAATTAAGCCCCCTTCAGGTAGCACTGTTTGAAACAGAGAGATACATGAAGGAATATAGGGTTGAGAACCAACTGGCCAAAGAATATGAAGAGTCCATTGAGGATAGGTTTGTCAATCCTAGCGACGAGGAAAGCACAGAGGCTGGAGAAATTGAGCCTGAGCAAATGCGCCGCAAAAATGATATTGACATACCATACTATTCCTATGCTGGCTATGGATACATTTACTAGGAGGAATGTTGCAGCTTTTATATTTTATATTAATCGCCTACGGGCTTACACAAATATTAGCTTACTCGACAATCTTTGCTCCGATTAGACCCAAACATCATTTTTTTCACTGCCCAATGTGTATTGGCTTCTGGGTAGGGGTCCTGCTAGTTAGCATAAACGGTTTCACAGAACTATTTACATTTGATGTTTCGGTGGTAAACGCCTTTTTGATGGGCTGCTTATCATCTGGAACATCTTATGCGTTGTGTATGCTGATATCAGATGGAGGATTCCAACATGAATACGGAACTAAGAGGAACGTGGACGCAAAAGTGGAGACTAAGACCAGTCGCCAGGTGTTGCAGGGGTAGTAGTATCGTGCGGGTAGCGCCCGCACTCTAAGGAGAAAACAATGACTAAGAAATACGTGCTAAAAGAGTTTATGGATTTAGACTATAACGATGATCTTCTTACCGAAGAGGAAAAAGAGGGTAATCGCAATGGGGATCATCTCATTTTAGCTGGCAAAATTCAAATGGCAGAGAAGCAAAATGGGAATGGTAGAGTCTACCCACGAGGAATCCTAGAAAGAGAGATGAAGAACTACGAAAAGTTAGTTCGTGAGCGCCGATCACTTGGTGAATTAGACCACCCAGACGAGTCAGTCATCAATTTAAAGAACGCAAGCCACATAATTACAGAAGTTTGGTGGGATGGTGACAATGTTATGGGTAAAGTCAAGATTCTTGACACCCCATCAGGCCAAATTGCTAAACAATTGGTCAAAGGCGGCGTATGTCTTGGCATTTCAAGCCGTGGATTGGGTTCTACACGCCAACAAGGCGGAATTACCATGGTAGAAGACGATTTTCAGCTACTTTGCTTCGATTTAGTGTCCGAACCAAGCACAAGCGGCGCTTTTTTGGTCGCAGAAAGCAAAATTAACACTAATTTGACTAAATCAGACAGAATTAATCGTGCATTGAACGATATTTTGGGGGATGAATGAAAAAGGCGCAATTAAAAGAGCTTATCAAGGAATGTGTAAGAGAAGTTATCTACGAAGAGGGCGCTCTTACCAAAATTGTAGCAGAAGTTGCTCAAGGGTTCACTCAAGCAGCCCCAATCGTGGAACAAGCTGCCCCTAGACAGGCAGATCCCAAAGTTAGAGAACGTATCATGCAAGAAGTCGGCTCCCGACCACAAAGAATGGAAACAGAGCTAGAAAAGAAGTTTAAAGACATGCCGTTCTTTGCGGGCACAGAGCCACTAAGCGAAAATAAAAACCCCCAAGGCGAAGCAGGATTAGACATTAGCAATATCCCTGGCATGTCGCAGTGGAGCAACGTACTATCTAAAATAGAGAAAGGCAGATAGATGAGACACAGAAGAAGAAGGGGTCCACGTAAAATAACAGGGACACTCGAAGTCACAATAAACGACCCAGGGATTAAAAATGTTGATTCCATGGTTAGAAGATTTAATAAAAAAGTTCGGAAAGAGGGTATTATAGATGAGGTTCGAGAACGGCGTCACTTTACACCTAAGAGCGTTAGGAACACAGAGCGCAAACGAGCAAAGCGTAGACTTGTAGAAAAAATAAATCGCAAGAGAAGCGAGCTTTTTAACCCTAAAGGGAATACTTATGAAGTGAGACGCAGGAGGAAAAAATAATGGCAACACCTCGCAATAGAAGACCAGGCATAGGTAATGTTGGGTCATACCAAGTGGCAGGGACGCCATTTCTAACGGGCACCGCAACTATTTCAAACGGCACAGAGTTTAGAATAGACTTCCCAGCGGTAACAAAAAATATAAAAGTGTTTTGCACACATGCAGACAATAGTGTTAGAGTACATTTTGATTCTAAGGACGACGGCAACACAATTTCTAACAAGCACTTTCTCACTATAACAAGTGGGAGTGTTGATATAGATGTTAAGTGCAAGACCGTTTATATTTCAAATGCTTCAGGCGGCGCATCCAGCTTTGAATTGTATGCAGAGCTAACTGGCATTGAGCCAGGCATGATGTTTGACCTCACTGGCCCAGGAATTAACAACTAAATAGCGTTTTCTGTTTCAGAAAACTACTTAGTATTGATCTTAAGATCAAAATGGAGCTAAAATTATGACAACCATGTTAGAACAAGCTATTGTTGACGCAGAAGAGCTACGAGAAGCAGCATTAAAAAGTGCACAACAAGAAATAGTAGAAAAGTACTCTGAAGAAGTCAGAAGTGCGGTTCAGCAAATATTAGAACAACCAGAAGAAGATCCGTTGGGATTAGACATGGATATGGCAGGAGAGGAGTCAGAAGAAGAATTTCCTGATGTCGAAATGTCTCACATGGCTGAAGATGATGCTATGATCGAGATTCCTCTGGACCAGTTGATCGCACAAGCGGAAATGGAAACCCCTGATGCTGATGATATGGTTGATAGGGAAGATCTTGATGTTGGCGTCCCAGGACTGGAAGACGAAGAGTCAGTTTCAGCCGAGCCTGCACCAGCCAATAGAAAAGATGATGATGAAGTTGAGCTTAACGAAGAAGAACTTCTAGACACTCTTATGGGTCTTGTCAAGCAAGAAGCTGTTCAGGTGGACGCTCCCGAGTTTGCACTTGAAGAGATAGTTGCCGATGAGCAAGAAGCTGATGAAGAAGCAGCCGAGGAAGAAATGTTGGCTGACAATTCCAGAGACGGACAAGAAGAGGTTAAAGAAGCCTTAGCACAAAAGGATGCTAAGATTGAAGATCTCAACGAAACAATTGATAAATTAAAGAACATATTAGCAGAGGCTAAAGAGGGATTACAAAAACTTAATCTTTCAAATGCACGTCTGCTTTATACAAATAAGGTGCTTAGTGATACCTCCCTGAATGAGCGGCAAAAGAATAAAATTGCTGAAATGATCTCTGAGTCACGCACGGTTGATGAAGCGAAGACGGTCTATGAGACCCTTCAAAAGACAATGGAGACGGGTCGTAAGGCTCCAAGCTCACAGTCATTGTCTGAGGCAGTTACAAGACGGTCGTCTACAATTATTAGTTCACGTAGAGAAGAAGTTTCGTCAACAAAAGAAAATCCAGCACTAAGTCGCTGGGCGGTTTTAGCAGGTCTCAACAGAGACAAATAACTTTTTTAAGGAGAAAAACAAAATGAGCGTAATCAATAAGCTTACAGAAGGCATCCGTGAACGCTCCTTGGCTCGTGAAGGCGAAGCTTTACTCACTAAGTGGGAAAAGACTGGTCTTCTAGAGGGCCTAGCAGACGACAATGCACGTAGTGGCATGGCACGTTTGCTAGAGAACCAAGCTGCTCAACTACTCAAAGAGTCGAGCACCCTTGGAGCCCAAGATGTCGAGGGGTTTGCAGCAGTTGCTTTCCCAATCGTTCGTCGTGTATTCGGCGGGTTACTTGCACAGGACCTAGTTTCAGTGCAACCAATGAGTCTACCAAGTGGTCTTATCTTCTTTCTAGACTTTGTTTACAGTGGTGATCGTGGTGGCCTAGCAGCTAACGAGCCCAAAGAAGCAGCAGGTGCTGCCGTTGATCAGTCCATCTACGGTGGTGGTCGAGTCGGTAAGGACATCATCTCTGGTGTTCTCCTCGCTGATGGCGACGGCGCAACTGAGCCATTGCTCGCAGAGCGTGGTCTTTATAACTTGAACAGTGGCTACTCGGCACCTACGGGTTCCGCTTCTAGCAAGGATATCGCCCAGATCGCTATCGGTACCGCATCAAGTGATACTGTTGCAGCTTCGGACATTGTATTTAAGGACTCTGCCTATGGTTCTACAGCGGCAGACTTCAATAAATTGCTCCGTCATGACCCTGATCTTTCAGGCTCGGTTGTTTCAATTCACTCGCTCTTGGTCTCTGACCTAAGCAACTTTGACACAAACAACCTTACAGCACTTGACGTTGAATTTATTCACGGTGCTCACGTTCGTCGTTTGACCCAGATTGACCCACTTAGTGGTTCAACAGGTCTTATCGTTGTTACTCGTATTACGGGTGCAGTTGATACCGATGCTACCAATCTTGAGGTGCTTGGTATGGACCTCAATGCATCAGAGGTTGCCAGCATGACCTTTGCTAAGACTGATGCTTTTGAAAATAGCACTCCTGTTGGCGCTCTTCGAGCCGCAAGCAGCGGGTTACCTTTTGAAGCAGAAGCTGACATTCCAGAAATCGATCTTAAGATTGATTCCACGGCTGTCACCGCTCAGACTCGTAAGCTCAAAGCTAAGTGGAGCCCAGAGCTTGCACAGGACTTGAATGCTTATCATAACCTCGACGCTGAAGTCGAGCTTACAAGCGTTCTTTCTGAGCACATTGGTTTGGAAATTGACCAAGAGATCCTTAAGGATCTCATCAACGGCGCAACTGCTGGTACTCGTTACTGGAGCCGCCGCCCAGGTCAATTCGTAAATCGTGAAAACGGTAGAGACATCACAACGAGTCTCGCACCTGATTTCACAGGTACTGTTTCAGAATGGTATGAAACCCTCCTTGAGAATATCAATGATGTTTCATCGCTCATTCATCGTAAGACCCTCCGTGGCGGCGCTAACTTCATCGTTACATCGCCAGAGGTTGCTGCTATCCTTGAGTTCACCAGCGGTTTCCGTGCTGATGTTGCTGGCGACTCTGAGAGCAATAGCGGTAGCTGGGGTGCTTCAAGAGCAGGTACTCTTAGTCGCAAGATGGATGTTATGGTTGACCCATACTTCCCACGCAACTTGGTCCTTGTTGGCCGTAAGGGTAACAGCTTCCTTGAAAGCGGGTATGTTTATGCCCCATACGTCCCACTACAAGTCACACCTACCATTTTCGGTACCGAAGACTTCGTGCCTCGCAAGGGCGTGATGACTCGTTACGCTAAGAAGATGGTCCGTCCTGACATGTACGGATTGGTTGTCTGCATGAACCTAGTTGATTAATAGTCACTAAGTGTACAGATAACACGGCATTAGCCGCCCTTCGGGGCGGCTTTTGTTTTATCTGGGTTAAAGACAAAAGTAAGAAACTATTTATTACGGTTCCTCATATAATGTTTGGAGGATTTATGAATGCCAACAGATCTTAGTCCAGTTAGTACTACGAGTGCTTTAATATTACCATCCACTGGTACGCACTCGGATGTTGCTGATGCTTTAGCTTTTGGGATCTACAGTACGGCAGCTTTTATAAGCGGCGCTGTAGATCAAGTCTCGTATGTTCATGGTAAATTGGGTGGTAATGTTTTAGATATAGAGCTAGAGCCTGCCAATGTGTACAAGGCTTATGAGGAAGCTTGCCTAGAATATTCTTATATTGTTAACACTCACCAGGCAAAAAATGTTCTATCAGACATGATGGGTGGCGCAACAGGATCTTTTGATCAAGATGGTGAATTTTCTGCTTATAGGTCTGACACTAACTTGAAGCCAAACCTGAGATTTACAAAGCTAACACTTGAGTATGCACGTCATGTGGCGTCTTCTGTTGCCTCGCAGATTGGTCTAGGGCAAAACGAAAGAATATACTCAGCATCTTTTGAAACAGTTCAGGATCAGCAAGATTATGATCTGCAAGCCATAATATACTCAGCCTCGATAGATGGCACTGCAACAGGCGCAGCGTATACGGGATCAGTTAATAATGATAGGGTTCTTATAGAAAAGGTTTATTATAGAACACCAGCATCTACATGGCGCTTCTTTGGCGGCGGAACATATGGAATGGTAGGCAACTTGTCAACATATGGTATGTACTCAGACGACAGCACGTTTGAACTGATACCTGTGTGGCAGCATGAGCTTCAGGCCAGCGCATATGAGAATAATTTAAAGATGAGATCATCTCACTATTCTTATGAGATTATAAACAACCAACTAAGAATATTTCCAGTCCCAACTGGGGAGTCGCCCACTAACTTTTATGTTAAATTCAGATTATCTAACAAAGAAGCATACGACGAAGAGAGCGATCGTAAATATGGCTCGGAAGGTATTAATAACATGAATACTCTTCCATTTCCAAATGTTCCATATATTAATATCAACAGTATAGGTAAGCAGTGGATTAGAAGATTCGCCTTAGCTCTCTGTAAGGAGACGTTAGGGCAGATTCGCTCTAAGCTTGGATCAATTCCAATCCCAGGAAACGATGTTCAGTTAAATGGATCGGCTCTTATTTCTGAAGGTAAAGAAGAGCAAAATGCTTTGAGAGAAGAACTGAAGACAGTTCTGGATGAATTAACATATGGCAAATTAGCTGAGGGTGATACTGCTCTTATGGATAATGTCAATACTACACTTCAAAAGGTCCCTTATGGGATTTATGTAGGGTAACATAGATGGCAAATGAATGGAGCCAGCCAGGAGCACCCCCAGGGCCACTATTTGTTGGTAAAAAAGAAAGGGACTTCGCAAAGCAAATAACTGACGAAATCGTAGAGAAGATCGTCGGACAAAGAATATTATATTTCTCTATTGATATGGAATCAACTAATTTTCATCCTTTATATGGCGAAGCGATAAGTAAAGTATTTCTTCCGCCAGTGCGTGTACATGTCTTGGTTGAGTATGAGGGCTCTACTACAACATCAGAACAGTTCGGTGTTGACAAGCTTGACACAGCTAAGATACATTTTCACAATAAAAGAATAACAGAAGATCAGGATCTCTTCGTTAGGGTAGGTGATTATATCCAATATGATAATAAAAACTACGAAATAGTAGAGCTTACATCACCAAGATATATATATGGACAAGACGCTGGGCTAGATGGTCATAAAGTTGAAGTTATCGCATCTGTAAGAAAAGCAAGAGCAGGATTGTTTGAGGGTATGCCGTAATGCCAAAAAGAACAAAGACAAACGAGATTACCCAAACATCAGTGCCTATTCGCCCATCAACGCTTGAGACAATTGATTTTGCCATCTTCAATTATGTAAAAGATAATTTAAACATACACGTTGATACCAACGAAGGATACAAGAGAGTTCCCGTCATCTTTCAGACTCAAGAAAGGCCAGTGATGGTTAAGAAAAGTCCAGATCTCCGTGAGGCAGGCTTTGGCGCACACGATTCACTGATTTACCCTCTTATATCAATTCAGAGAACTTCTGTCAACAAAGAAGTAACAAGAAGAGGAAAATATTATTCTCCGCTGCCACAAAACGCTGACGGCTCTATGGGACGCATACAGATAGCCAGAACAGTCAACCAACTCAAAACTAGAGACAGGGCTAACGCAGATTCTATTCGTCGATCTGCAAGTGGAACCGACGCTAATAAAAAGACATTTCCTAGAGAAAGTGAAAGAGTAGTGTATGATGTGTACTCAATCCCTGCACCAATCTATCTTGATATAGGATATCAGATTAGCATGAGGTCAGAGTATATCCAGCAGATGAATGAAATGTCTACGCACTTCATGGTTACAGGCGGCGCAAGAAATTATTTTATTTTAGAGCATGAGGGTCATAGGTACGAGGCATTTGTACAAGCCGACTTCACACAGGAAAACAATGCCGCTTCCCTTGGTACGGACGAAAGAATGTTTACTAGCAATGTTACTATTCAAGTTCTTGGCTACATTCTTGATCAGGAAAAGATAGAGTCGGCAATTAAGATTGATCAAAGCCCCGCTGAGATAGTGATTGGTAGGGAACGTGCAGTTTTAGCCGATGAAATACCTTTCCATCTAGACATAGACACTAAGATAAGGCGATAAAAAAACATTTGCTTGCATTTTGCATTATCGCCATACTATTTACATTGTATTGTAATGCTTTTACATACACTATTTATATGTTGAAGAAACTACGAGGAGAATGATATAAATGTCAGAACGCAAATTCAAGTTTATCTCGCCAGGAGTATACACCAGTGAGATCGACAATAGCCAACTCCCTAAAGTACCCGATCCAATCGGTCCAGTTATTATTGGTCGTACCCGCAAGGGTCCTGCCTTCAAGCCAGTAACCGTTAACTCGTTTGAAGAATTCATACAAGTCTTCGGCGATCCTATTGCAGGCGGCAAAGGCGGAGATGTATGGAGAGACGGTAGTGAATTAGCGCCAACTTACGCTAGTTTTGCAGCACAAGCATGGCTTAAGAATAGCAATGCTGTAACTGTTGTTCGTTTGTTAGGGCAACAGCACCCTGATGTTAGTGATGGTGCAGGAACCGCAGGGGTAGCTGGCTATGACTTTGATGGAGTTGATGACAGTAATTCCTCACAAGGATCGTATGGTCTGTTTGTGTGGCCATCCTCTTCGGTGGCTGTAACACAAGACACACAGGTGTCCCTCTCTGGTACGCTCGCTGCCGTGTTCTACCTAGAGGAAGGCAGGATCATTCTCAGTGGCACAAATGTTCGAGGTGCCATGACAGCCTCTGGTTGTCAGTTGTTCAAGTCAGACGCTAATGGTGAGTTCGTGGCTCAGATTCAAGGCTCAGCAAATGGAGACGTACATGCTCCATCTGAAAAGGTCACATTTAACTTTGAGCCAAACAGTGATCGATTTATTAGAAAGGTGTTTAACACTAACCCAACTCTAGTAAACGATGATGTTTCCACTGCTACTCTAGCAGATGGAACAAACCGCATCAACTATGTTCTAGGTGAGTCATTTGAGAGAAAAGTGCTAAAAGGTAGTCCATTTAGAGAACTATTTGTTACAGGCACAGCCTTTACGGAAGACGTCATGTTTGGTGCAATCATGCCATTGCAAAACCCAGCTAGCCCATCGCAAGAGCATGGTGACTATAGCTTCTCTGCTACTAAGGCAACAACTGGGTACTTTATTTCCCAGGATCTCACAGATTCTTCAGGCTCTTATGCCCCTGAAAATCAACAACGCTTATTCCGCCTTGAGGCGCTTGACGTTGGAGAAGATATTCAGAAATCAATTAAAATCTCTATTCAAAACATAAAAGTATCTAACACCGTCGCCGACCCATACGGGACATTCGATGTTGTTATTCGTGATATCACAGATACTGATAACAGACAGAGAGTCTTAGAGCGGTTCTCTGGTTGTAATTTAAACCCAGCGTCACCAAATTACGTTGCCAATAGAATTGGTGATCAGTATGAAGTGTATGATGCGGCTGAGAAGCGTAATCGTCGCTATGGCGAATACGCCAACAAGTCTGACTATGTTAGAGTTGTTATGAATGGCGACGTTGAGCGTGGTGCAACTGATAGCCGCTTGTTGCCATTCGGCTTCTTCGGTCCTACTAAGTACCGTGATGTTGAAATCGTTAGTGGATCAACATCCCTCTACTCCTATGGTCGATCTCAGCATGATGTAGCTGACCAGCTTGGTAAGAGTGTTCACAGTCTAGTTGATGGTGGCGGAACAGGCTTTGGCGACATGGTAAACTTTGGTGTTGAGGGTATCAGCCCCAGTGCCGCTCAATTGTTAGATCTAGGCAAGGTTAGCCTGTCAGCCAGTATTCGCTGGCCAGAACTTCCAACCGTGATTAGCTCTTCGCAAGGTGGTACAAACGCCAAAGAAAATGTACACTTTGGTGTCTATACTGGGCAAACGCTCGCAAACAATCGATTCAACCCAGAAATCAAAGATATTGTTAGAAGCCTTAGTAGGGAATTTAAAGGCTACACATCCGAGACTGCATTGGATATAGCACACCGCAATGCTGATGCAGACGCAGATGATGCAGATGTTCGTATGGCAGACACTGCTGGTCAAACATCCACGGCAAGAATGCATTCATTCGTATTCTCGCTCGACGATGTTGGTCCAGTCCCAGGTAAGAGCAGCCTAGCTAAGCACCTATTTGGTCTCAGAAAGAAAGGCTTCTCATACTCTGCTGGTGCCGCACACAACGCTGACGGCTCCCGTGCTGCAACCTTCACAACTGGCTCATATGTCAAAGTGTTGGATGCTGGCTACAACAACTTTACTACAGTGCTTGCAGGTGGGCATGATGGTATAAACATTAAAGAGTTAGAACCATTCAACAATACAAGAATGGGAACAGATGAAACAGCAAGTTATGCTCTACACTCTGTGATTCGTGCTCTAGACTTGGTTCGTGATGTTGAGGATGCCCAAGGTAATATCCTAGTAGCCCCAGGCATCACCAATACTGTGGTCACAGATAAAATGCTCGAAGTAGCTGAAGATCGTGGTGACATGCTAGCAGTGATTGACTTAGGTGGTGTTTATACCCCTGAAACTGAAAACACAAGCAACTACCAGACTCGTGCTGGTACCACCGTTAAGTCGGCTGTTGACACTCTCGTAGACCGTGAGATCAACACAAGCTACGGTGCTGCTTACTACCCATGGGTTCGTGCCCGTGATACCCTAACTGGCAAGCTTCTATGGCTACCACCTTCGATCCCAGCATTGGGCGCAATGTCCTTTACAGATCGAGTCGGTGCTCCATGGTTTGCCCCAGCAGGCTTGGCCCGTGGCGGTCTTTCTGATGGCGCAGGTGGTCTACCAATCATCGACGTCACCAAAAAGCTAACCTCCAAAGATCGTGACGATCTATACGCAGCAAACATTAATCCAATCGCTAAGTTCCCAGCGGAAGGTATTGTAATCTTCGGTCAGAAGACACTACAAACCACCCCATCGGCACTTGATCGTGTTAATGTTCGCCGCCTAATGATCTTCATCAAGCGTGAGATAAGCCGTGTGGCAGCTAGAATTGTGTTTGAACAGAACACTAACGAGACTTGGAATAGATTCTTAAGTGAAGCAGAGCCTATTCTTAGAAACGTTAAAGCTCAGTTCGGACTACAAGACTTTAGGCTCATATTGGACGAATCGACAACAACTCCAGATCTGATTGACAGAAACATCATTTATGCTAAGGTGCTTCTCAAGCCAACCAGAACTGCTGAGTTCTTCGCAATCGACTTCAGTATCGCAAGATCAGGAGCATCTTTTGCAGATTAATCTAAGATGAGTTCTATATATTACGAGGAGAAAATATAAATGGCTGAGATATTCTGGAGTGCTCAAAACTCTGATCCAAAAAGAAAGTTTAGATTTCAATTGCTTGTTGACAGGATTCCTGTCTGGGTTGTCAAAACCGTAAGCAAACCATCCGTTACTGTGAACCCTGTTGTTCACCAGTATCTTAATCACGAGTTTAGGTACCCTGGACGTGTGACTTGGGACTCCCCAATCAATGTTACATTGGTTGACCCACTTGATCCCGATCTCGCCAGAACTACTCTTAACATGATCCGCAACGCTGGCTATCGTTATCCCTTGGACCCAAATCAGGCCAAAACAACCATGACAAAAGCAGATGCCACTAAGGCTCTTGGTCGTGTATCAATCCAACAGATTGATGGTGACGGCAACAAGGTTGAAGAATGGGTCCTTAGAAATGCATTTGTTACCAAAGTTACATATGGCGACCTAGACTATAGTTCGGACGATATGAGCGAGATCACACTAGAGATCACGTATGATTGGGCAGAGCTTCAAACTTCAGGCGAGCCAGCCAAGGGGTATAGCGTTGAGGGTGATCTACAACAGCCTGATGCCGATGGGGTTAATAGAGGCAGCATTCTATAGCCTAAACATAAATAATATATTGTGGTAATATAGTTACTACAGGAAAGGTTACAAAATATGGCACGCAATAAAGATCGCACTGGTGCGCCCAAAGTCGAACACGACGAGACGCCACCAGCCCCCGCAGCTACACAAACACAAGAGTTTAATTGGTCTAATCCGACTGAGTTTGTGGATCTGCCTTCTGGGGGCAAGTATTACTCTGAAGGTCATCCGCTACACGGACAGGACTCTTTAGAGATCCGCTTCATGACGGCTAAAGAAGAAGATATTTTAACATCACAATCACTTATTCGCAAGGGTATTGTTCTAGATCGCTTAGTAGACAGTGTAATCGTAGATAAGCGTATTACATCAAGTGATTTGTTAATTGGCGATAAGAATGCTGTTTTAATAGCAGCAAGAGTTACAGGGTATGGAGAGGAATACAACGTTAAAGTTTCTTGCCCAGAGTGTGGCACCGAAGCAGAGGAAGAACATATCATCAGCGAAATTATGACAGTCAAAGAAGCTGATGCTTCTGCGGTAGTGTGGAATGAGGATGGAACTTTTAATATTCAACTACCAATGACAAGAACAACAGCTACTTGTCGTTTGTTAACAGGGGCTGATGAAACAGCTAGCACTCAAAGAAGGAAGCAGATGAAGAAGCACAATATGCCAGCATCAGCGTTAACCACTATGCTTCGTACTATGGTAGTTAAGATTAATGGTAGTTCAGATCGAGCTATGATTAATGGCTTCATAGACAACATGCCTGCCAGAGATGCTCGACATCTCAGGACAGAATATGCTAAAGCAGTCCCAAACGTAGAGCTTCGTGCGGATTTTGATTGTGGAAACTGTGGTTATTCCGCAGAGATGGAGGTCCCGCTTAATGCGGGGTTCTTTTGGCCTGACGCCTGAACACGCAACTCAACTTTATGAACAATTCTTTTTGATGAAATATCATGGAGGCTGGAGTTTTACAGAGGCATACAATCTGCCAGTTAAGTTAAGAAGATGGTTTTTAAATAGATTAGCAGAAGAAATTAAGAAAGAGAACGAAGCGCATAGAACAGCTATGCGAAAAGCAAAGAGGGGCTAAGACCCCTCTTTTATTTTACTTTCATAAACTATTTACTAAATAGAAGTGGGGTTCTGTACATGAATGAAAATAAAGAATTTGACTTTTCTTCTGTAACCATTGATTTGGGAGCAAATAGAAGAGGAACACTTAATGAGAGCGTGCTTAGCATATTTGCCGCTTGGGTACAATATCTTTTGGAAAAGATGTTTATGGGACAGAAAGTTCCAGTTAAAGTTCGGGGTAACAGGCTTGAGGTCATGCGCTTCACAGATACACTGGTAGCAGAAAAAAGATTTATTGACGCTATTAAGAAGTACGGATTGGATAGCCCATTAACATTTAAGAACCGTGTAAAGCTCGAAAAGAATATTAGACTATTCGAGAAGGAGACTGGCATGAAGTGGCCAGTACGATAGAGGCTTAGATAGTGGCTACTATTATAACAGAAGAAGAACTACAACGAAAGCGAGAAGAAGCAGAGCTTAATAAGCAGATACTAGCTGACGAGATGGCTCGGGTGGCGGCTCTAAAAGATATACAGACGGTAAAAGAGACTTTCACTGATTTGGATAACCAACAGGCATCAGCACTTGCTGCTGGGGCTGAGGCCCAAGAAAAAATTCAAGCTCTTATGGTTCGACAGAACGAACTAAGAGAAAGGGGTCAGCAACTATCAGACGTTGAATCTAGAGAATTGAGATATCAAATGGATCTGAGAGATGACGCCTTGTCCAGCATGGGCGACCAAAAGAAATTCCTTGAGGCTATTATAGAGGAAACAGACAGACTAAACGGTGAAATTAAAACAACTTCTAGTAATATTAAAGACGCCGAGAAAGCTCAAAAAGAATTTAAAGATAAAGTTGATCAAGGCGTTAAGAGTCTAGATACCTTGAAGGGTATAGCATCCTCCATAAGCCCGCAGTTAGGTAATTTGGTTTCAAATGCCCAAAGTTTAGCAACAGGCTTTGCCGCTGCGAGCCTTGCCGCTGGTCCGCTTGGTGGCGCACTGTTTTTAGCCCAAGAGGCTGCACAAGGACTTTTAGCAGCATCAGTTAAATTATCAGAAATATTAGCTGCGGGTGTTCGAGAATCAGGACTTGTAGATTTTGAACAAATGCTGTACGATAACGTTGCGGCGACAAACCAATTTGGCATGAGTGCCGCAGAGACAGGAAAACTTCTTTCAGGGCTCAGTCAAAACTTTTCTGGTTTTGCTTTAGCATCCAGCGAAGTACAAGACGCTGTTGTAGAACAAGCTGCTGCTTTAGACGCACTAGGCGTAAGCTCGGCTGATTCTGGCAAATTGTTTGAAACCCTGACCCGTGGTCTTGGAATGGGTGCAGAAGGAATTGAGCAAGTAGGTACAGAGTTTGCTAATTTGGGACGAAGCATTGGCAAGTCAACACAAGCCATCGTTAGCGACTTTAATGCAATGCAAGGTAGTCTAGCGCAGTTCGGCTCTTCGTCTATAGAGGTGTTTAAAGAAGTACAAGAGGCATCTACTAGGCTCGGCATCAGTGCTGAGAAAATGATGGGCGTATTTGATGCGACAACAACGTTTGAAGGCGCTGCTAGTATGGCAGGTAAATTGAATGGCGTTCTTGGAACTACGGTTGATGCCATGGAGCTTATCAATGCAGAGAGTCCTGCTGAGACCATAGATATTTTGAGAGGCAGCCTCATGGATGCTGGTCAAAGTTTTGATGAGATGACCCTTCAACAAAGAAGATTCCTAGCCGAAACAACTGGCATAGATATGCCCACATTACAGAAGATGCTTTCAGGGGATGAATTGCCTCCTAAGAGTCCTATGGAAGTTTCGCTAGAGAGCTTAGCCAAGACGGCCATGGACGTAGAGAAGTTTATTACAACCCAGTTTAATAAAATGTTTAACGCTCTCGCAGAGTCAGGTGTTTTAGCGGAAATAGAGAGCGCAATCAAAGCAGTCTTTGCAGAGGGTGGTCCATTTAGCTTTTTTGTAGGTGTAGTAACCCCAGCCGCCGTTGTATTAGGTAAAATATTTGCAGGCATCGTTACTCCCTTCAAGCAAGTAGCACAATTGTTTACTGTTATCAGTGAGTTTCTTTCCCCAATGGTAGAGATGTTTAAGGAAATGACAGCCGAGCTAGAAAAGCACGCTAAAATACTCACTATAATGGATGTGACATTTAAGACAATAGGGGCGTTTATTGGTGGTGTTCTCGTAGCTAAATTAGCTGTTGCAGGAGCTAGAATGGGAGTGCTTTTGGTAAAAACTATCGGTAAAGCTATCGCTGCAATTTATGGGAGCTTAGCACAAATCCCATTTGGAGTGGGTTTGCTCGGTGTCGCCGCCGCAGTCGGTGGGTTATATGCCGCTATTTCGGGTGCAAGTGGCGCAGTCCCTGCCGATGACTACTCTTCACAGCCAACCACTGGCGGTGGCTATGGAGACCGAATGTTAATGGATAAGGGCGAGTTGATTGCATTTAACAATGATGATACAATTATAGCTGGCACTAATATCCAAATGGCAAATGATGCGATGTCCAGTGCTGCTAATCAAAAAACTACTACACAGGCTAACAATGCAGCAGCAGCAGCCCAGCCTCAGCCCGCAGCCTCGGCACCGCAGGCACAAGGGCAACCAACCAAGGTAGTTTTGGAGATCGACAGAATTAAGCTCGGCGAAGTCCTAATGGGAACAGATGGTGTAGTTTCAGGACCATTAGGTATCAGCGGCTAGAACAAGGAGGTATACTAGTAAGTCATGGCTAAAACCAAAAAACCAACCGATTTACCTAAAGACGGGTCAAAGTCGGATAAGCAGCAGAAAGAGCAATCACTTCAGCAAATACTAGACACCCCAATGGATTCTGCCATGGCAGCACTATTCGGTCAGGGTTTAAAAATAACATTTATCCATATTCCAACTGGGTATGCGGTAGATTTTCCAGCTATGCTTACTAGTTTTGATGACAGTTTTAACGCTGAATACCAAGGACAAAAAGTTTATGGTCGCATGGATCAGATTGCTGTTTACACTGGGACAACAAGATTATTAAATTTTGGTTTTGACATAGTAGCCACCACGCCTGACGAGGCCATCTTTAACCTGGGTCGTCTCGGGCGACTTGAGAGTTTTATGTACCCAGCATATGATGGTGACGGAAAAACAGGAACTAGCACCATCTCAGCAGCACCCTTGATGCGAGTTAAATTTGGTAACCTGATACAGAATTCCAACAATGATGGTTTGTTGGGATATATTAATGTTGTAAATACGGCACCTAATTTTGATCATGGGTTTGTTATTGATGAGGCAGGCAACATGTATCCAAAAGCTTATTCTTTGAATATAACTTTTAATGTTCTTCATGAGCATGAGCTTGGGTGGTACAAGGATGGGGAAAACTGGAAGTGGCGTGGTGATAAGAAATCACAGTATCCTTATGATAGGAGTTTGCCAGATGGCAACAGCTTCCAAAAACCACCAGAGCTTCCTGCTGATAGCGACTCATCATCGACAAACAACCAAGGCTCTACATCTAACGAGGGTCGAACTGCTGATGGTGCTAAAGCAAAAAAAAGTAAGGCAAAAGATAAAATAGACAATTCCAAAAGAAAGAAAGTATTAAGCTCGTAGTAGTGCGATTTAGGAGGTAGACATGAGAAATAGATATTTCAATAGGCGAATCATTCTTAATGACGATGAAAACTACAAGAGAGAGTTTCTAGACAACAAAAGGGATGCAAAGGTTCTAAACCACTACGACACACCAGTTTTCAGATACCCAACAACCGAAGAGATGGCAGATCTTCAAATAATAGAGGTTATTTGGGCATCAAATTCTAGGCTATTCAAACTAGCAAATAAGTATTATAATGACCCTACACTTTGGTGGGTAATTGCAATGTTTAACCAAAAACCAACTGAAGCGCATTTTGAACCAGGCGAGACAGTGTATGTGCCACTACCATTGGAACAAGTATTAAGGATTATGAGGGCGTAAAATGGCCAGTAATGACGCAGAAGATAATGTAGCACTAAGAGGCAACACACAGGCTTACCTTGTTAATAGCCTGCGCCAATTACTACCAGCTATGCATAAGAAACGAGGTGGGCAGTATACAGAGCACTTAGTTCATACTCGCTTTAGATCAACTGAGCTAGTTTCAGAATTCAATAAAACATCAGGCATTATGGATTACATGAACGCACTACCAGCCCAGTTAAGCGGACTTATGCCAAAAATAAGAATATTTTTAAGACAACCAGCAGGTGCTAACGGAAAACGTCGAGCAGACATACCCGTGCATTTTAGTGGATACACTTCTGCTACATATAAGCCTCCCTCGTCAACCGCTTCGGGTGGCAGGCTTAACATATTTGCTAAACAGGCCGAGGGTCGTGATGTTGGTATAACAAGATTTCATGTTTCAATTGATAATAAATTTAAGTTTGCGTCTGTGCAAGCAAGTATGGAGCTTTATTTCCGAAACATGGCAGATTTATCTCAAGGACCCTATCTTCACTTGATAAGGCTCATGAAAAAGACAGAGGGATCATATAAAAAAGAAGAGTACGATTTAAAGAAAAGAGCCAAATTTCTAGCCAACAAGCGAAAGGAAATGAGGCAACGGATAACTATTAAAGGGAAAAGAACAAAGGTGAGACCTGCAAAAGCTGTTTCTCCCGCAGCAGAGAGGATTGATCCCGCTCCACTAAAGGCTGTAATTGGCTGGGCCACCAGCAAAAACAATGAACTCCCACAAGATATTTCGGGTGCAACCGATACGAAAAGGCTTTATAAATTCCTAGAAAGATCTGCGTTAACATTATTACTAAACGTAAATAAATATAGTATTGATTTTGGCGATAAAGGTGAGGTAAAACTATCAATAGAGATGACTGGTTACGCTGATGAGGCTCTTGCGGGCACTAATGAAGCTAGTATATTCACTAACCCTTGGGACGTAACGAGGGGGAGTGTTAACAACGTTGGTGTTAAAGGTAAAAAATATCAAGGGGCTCCCACTGGAATAAAAAACCAATCAACTATTAAGCCTGTGTCTGTTCAGGAAATATTTGGAGAGAGACTTGACAAATTAAACCTTGTAGACGTGCCAACGTTGCTAGTGGACCCACTAGCCGCAGGCGCATCGGCGAAGGCAAATAAAAGTAAAAATCCAAAGAAAGCGGTAGGTGCTACATTTGTCTCAGACCAGAACGGTTATCTAACTAGTCTTTTAGCGGAGTTGAAAACGAACGTACAAGGCCTTGCAGCCGCCGATCTCGCAAAAACTAAAGTTAAGATAGATACAAAAGTATTAAAGCACCTTATCGACATCACCGAAACGGATATACAAATAATACAATTGCTGGCTGATACCTCTTCTGGTAGGATTCTTAACGAAATGAGAGAGAATTTATCTAAATTTAAGAAAATATACAAAGCAACTGGAGAGGCTAATAAAGGGAGTGTTTATAGAAATTTTCTAGAGCGCCTAGAAGCTGTTGGTGCCCTAATGTCGATAACTGTAAAGATGGCTGATCTAGGCATAACGCTTGGGTTTGAGAGCAAGCCTAACCCAAACCCTGACCCTACTAATGCCACTATCGACACGACAACAGTTGAAATCGACAGATCTCTTGTAAAGAACCGCTATATGACAAGCCCTCCAAATTTAGGCGGCGCAGCTTCGATTGCACATGCTACCAAGGAGGCCGCAGGGGGAATTTCTAAAGCCGAACGTGACAAGCTAATGAAAGCTAATGGGGTCGCCTCGGGTGCGCCATTTACTATCGCTCCCAACGCAGGCAAGAACCCATCTACTGCAACGGCGAGCATTGTCTTTGTCAGGCTTGGAGATATTATAGACACAGCTTTCCATAGCTCTGGGTTCTTCACGCACAACAAAGGCAAGAAAGATGGCACATTTAGAGTAGTTTTAGATACCTTATATTTAAATCTCCCTGGGACATCTAGAAACAAATTGACGCCAATTAGCTTAGCAGATATACCAATTCAATTATCAGCATTTGAATATTTCTTTTTTGAAAAATATGTTAAGAAAAACGCTGTTAACGTGCCGCTTCGGGGCTTTTTAGATGAGCTTATGAGTTTTGTCGCTGCCGAAATGAGCAACTCTGGTATACTAGGTGAGGATACTAAATTTGATCCTATGATACTGCCGTTTACTGCCCCTAACGTTTATGGAAGACCGTTGCGCCCTAAGAGGACCTATACAAGAACATCCAGAGAATTTGTAAGTTCAGACAGAAACCCAAGAGGTTTCGCTGCCAAGCGAGAGGCAGAAGCATCAATGGGCATGGAGACGTTAAATAACTACTTGGTACTTTCTCTGATACAGAACCCTAGAAGGCACGGCAACTCGAAAAAAGATGCAGCAAGAGGTATTTACCATTTAGTCTTAGCCGCAGGACGTGGACCCGTTAAAGCAATTAAGTTTAGCGAACAGGACACCTCCGAGCACATTAGGACCATGAATATACGTGATGGGTCTGCTGATTTTCCCACTGTGCCACAGAATGCAACCGTAGACTTAGTTGGTGCTCCGCATTTCTGGCAAGGACAACTGGTCTATATTGACGCAGATTATGCGATGCCAAATGCATCAGTTGTTATGGGAATTGGTGGGTATTACATAGTTACGAAGGTGACGCATGATTTGGATGCTGGCAATTTCACAACAAAATTGGAATGCCGTTGGCAAGCTTACAAAGAACTGAAAGGAAAGGCAACTTCCAAGAGGAGTAGTAACTAATGACTAGGCCAATATCTTATGGCTCCAACGATCTTGGTTCGGGTGCTTCCTTTGTAGAGAAAAAAATATATTATCAAGAGACTTTCCCAGAAAACCTTATTGACAATCACATTTCTTTGTGGGATGATAATAGACTGTATGGCAGAGTAAACATAGATAATGAGATTATAGCTCTGAGAGAGGGTGCTTTGTCACCGCTACGTGGCACAAAAGGAGGTGCAGCCATGTTTGCACTTGGGTTCGTGGCTGATGCGTTTGCAGATTTGCGTGACAAAATGAAAGCATGTGCTAAATCAGGGCAAGTAGCGCCCCAAGGGCCTTTTGCTGATCTACAAATTGCAAAAGGCTGGAGTAGTGTTAATGCAGAATACGATAGATATATGAAAAACCAAGTATTCACCGCATTTAGCGAGCAATTTGTTGCTTTCAAGTCACAATCCAGCCAGATAAAAGACTTTTCTGGTTTTTTAAAAGTTTTTGGTGGTTTTGCTAAGCACTTAGCTAAACTATTACCATTCACCAGAACAGGGTTCATGGAAAGTAGGCTTTGCACTCCTTATGTGTCTGGACTTGTCATGGATATAGCTGTTGAAGACTATTCAGACGATTTTGTTAAGTCAACGGAGTATGTAAATGATCCAAACTTTTTATTTTTTGCAGATTCAGCAAAACAATTTGGTTTTCTCATAGACCGCAATGCCCCTTGGCGGCTCATAGCTAATTTAGGGTCTGATGCAATGCAAAGATATGCCGCTAAAAGCGGGATAGAGTTGACTGATGATAGAATACTGAATATCGGGATCATACAGGATGCTCTTTATCGAAGAACAAGTCCTGTTGATATGAATATCCTTGCGGCATACCTGAAAGACATGTATAATGCCTATGTTGAAAGAAATCCATATGTTTTTGAGCAAATAATGAAAGAAGATCATCGCTGCGGCTCTGTTAGTAAGATATATCAAAGAGAACAAATAGACGATATGGTGCTAGATGAATCTTTTGTTATAGGCAAGTACAAATACAGGTGGGCTGTAAGGGGATATTATTATTTTAGAACTTTTGAGCGGAATATAAAAAACAGCCTTGCACAAGATAAAAAGAATTTAAGATTCTTATATGATATTATGACAGCGATGCCTGGTGTGAGGGGGTATACAGAAGCAGTCAAGACTTTGGAGAACAACATTATTGGTCCGTTTGCGCCATTACCTGTACCTCCTCAAGTATTTGACGAGACCAAGATGATACCAAATTATTAACATAAGCTACAGATTGTGGTAAAAGTAAGTTATGTTATTTCAGACAATAGACGACAAGAAAGAATGTACAGGCATCTTCCACGATGGGAGGATGGTGTACAACCCTGAAGAATTCCCAGATAACCTGACAAGGACTTGGAAATATACAGCCTCTATGGAGGGATACCGAGGGGTAGACTATGCAGAGATATATGTTATGGGCAAGGCTATTGACGAGGTATGCCCAGAGCACTTAAAAGAGGAGTGGGAAATCATAAAAAGCAGAATGCAAGCGTTCTTTAAGGCCAATGCGACTGCCAAGATCAGCACATCACAGCACTGCTTGTTCGATCTAATCCCAGAAAAGTTTCTTAAAGACTTGTGTAACATAAAGAATCAGATTAGCGATTGGGTCATTGACCACAACAAAAGACCACCAAACTACAGACACCTGCTGTCCACGTTGGAAATGCTGCGAGATATTGAGGTGTACGATCTTAATATTGATCCACTAAAAGTTAGAGCGATTAAGAATGATCCAGCCGCCAGGTTAGTGCTAGAACGACTGAGAAAAGGGTATACATCCATTAAGTACAATCTGTTCTCTACTAAGACGGGTCGCCTAACTTGCACCAATAAGTCGTTCCCAATCTTTACCCTGAAGAAAGAGCATCGTAAAATTATAACACCGTCAAATGATATGTTGGTGGAGTTAGATTTTAATGGGGCAGAGTTGAGGACTATGTTGGCACTGAGCGGACAAGATCAGCCAACTGGCGATGTGCATGACTGGAATGTAAAAAATGTTTTTGATAGCCAAGTT